ACCGTCCCGTGGGACCTCTCCTGGGTATGTGTTTAGGCACATAGGTTGACGGCTGGAGAGGCTAGCCGGGCATTTTTGGCCCTAAGTGCTCCCAATGGGAGCACTAGGGGGTCCGCCACTCTTGCCGTGAGTTTGATTATGCGGTTTCAGACGTTTGGCCATTAGTTTTGGCAACGTCCGAAGATCCGGACCTGGATCGTTCTTGTTAGCCGACGGTGTTTTAGCCGGCTTTGGGGGTTTGGGGGGGGACTTCTTGTCAGCGCCAGGCGGTCTCCAATTGCCAATCTCGGGCATCTTGGTGTTAGCCAGGCGGGCTTCCTTCTTCTGAGCCTGGTCTTTCTGGCGGGCGTCTGCTTTGGCCTTGCGTTCTTGCCTGGACCGCTCACGGGCTTGCAAGGTGGCGGCAACTGCAACGGCTTCGATATTGAGCCTTGCGGTTTCCTCGACTTCGTCCATTTTGTCTTTCGTCTCGGGGGAGATCTCTCCGACCGTCGAGCTCGCTGGTGGCGGGCCATTCCGATTGGGAGCCTCTGCGCCTGGCTCAGATGGATCCACGGTCAGCGGGACCTTCGGAGCAGCTTCGTTGTGGGCGAGTGGGGGTTTTGAGCGCATGAGTTCATCATACGTCGAGACTCCGCTCAACCACTTCGAATACTGCTCAGCAGTGACACCGGTTTCTCCAGTCCATAAGTCACCAGCGGTGATGTCCGTGGGCCAACTCTCAGCATCAAACTGGGAGATGTACCACGGCATGTCGGTGCTAGTGGCTCCGAGCGACCCGGTTAGCTCGACCATCTTGTAATACAACAAGTGGTAAAGCGGGACCGTGGGGTCAAGCTCGTGGAGTCCTCTCATCTTGTTGAGGAACGCGATGTCATCGGGGATGTTGTCCGGAGCGATGGACAGATGGATCTTGGCAAGCAGACGGAGAGGGTCTTGGTACGACGACTCGTTGAACTCCCAGGCTCCGTAGAACTGCCTGGACAGGAACGGAATGCGTTGGCCGGGGGATACCATGTCGGCTACTATTTTGTATCCGAGCATGGCTCCGGCTTTCGCAATGGAGTCTGGGTTGTTGAGGCTGACTGAGTCGTCTCCAACATAAACACCAAGACGCTTCCAAGATTGGTATTGGTCTAGTCCCTCGAGCCTGTAGGCGAGGAAGGAGATGAAAGCGTTGGTGATCGTGTTGTCGATCGTCGTGCATGCTGAGCCAGAGAGCTGGCTGCATCCGATGCGATATGGTAAGCCAGTATCCGTGCGTGCTGAGGCCGTAGCCTCGGCCTCGCGGATGGCATGCATCTCGTTGAGGTAGTCAGGAAACATCTTCATGTAGATGGCAGTTGTGAGGTGGGCAGTAAGGAGTGGGTGTTTTGCCGCGTCCATCTTGGAGACGTCGGCGCAACACACATCCATGGTGCCTCGTGCAGAAGCGAGCTGACGGGATTGCTCGACTATGTCGAGAATCCGAGTCGCAATGTGTCCTGGCGTCTTGCCGGCCGTGTACCATTTGGTATTGGCTTTGAGCCACTCGGCTGCCGGCAACATGTATGTACCGTAGACGAGATTGAACTCTGGCCGCACCGTGCTGATATTACGCACGGGGCCGGAGTTGGCGACTGGCTCGACCTTGATCATAGCCTGGACAGCACATTTCCATGCCGCGTCCATCCATCCGATTGCTTGTTCTGCGAGCCTGTTCCGGGCGATTTGCAGTGGCTTGCTCTGGTTCTCGATCACTTGCTCAGTGGTCCAGCGCGTTAACGGCGTTGGATCCAATAGAGCAACAAATTCACTCATGCACAGCCACACTTTGCTCTCGAACTCGGCCACGTTGTTCCGCACACTGTCGAGCCGATAGTGAATGGCGCTCAGATCGTTCTGATGGCCCTTCATCGGCATCTTGTTCGGGTTAGTGACAAGGATCGGTCCGACCGTACGTCCCGTAGCTTTGTACGGTGCATGCGGATCGTCGCGCCTGTCACCGACGAACTGCAGCACGTTTCGATGCACTGCGCGTTCTTCGACGAGAGTGTTGAAGCGGTGGTCGTTCCAGTATGATGCGATCAAACCCGCATAAAGCAGGCGTTCGGCAACGGAGAGCGAGGTTGTGGTGGAGAGGAGGTTGGCGATCGTGTATGACGTGCTGGCCTTCTTAGTGACGTTCAACTGTTCGTAGATGGTGTTCCAAACAGTTTGTGTGAGTGTGATGGTCGTTTGACCTCCAGAGTGGGCGATGTAGACATATGTCGTACCATCAGCAGCATGTTCAGCCCTCATGACATAGTTGGCATGTGGGTGGCAAAGCAAGCTCATGGCGGCGACGCTGTCGTCGGATGTTGCACTGGAGAAAGTCATCTCGACCCACTCGTCACTGGTCCGGCGTGACCGAACGTCGATGGCCTCGACATATGTGATGCCGAGACACGTTTCGAACGCGAGCAGGGGTCCATTCCACAACATAAAGTTGTGATATCGCTTGGTGGCCCTATCCGTGGTCAAGATGATGGCGTCACCAATGGTGCACCAACTCTTCGACGGAGTAGTGTTTCCTGGTTTTAGGGGTCGGAAAGTTTTGATGGTTATCCGACCATGAAGGAGTAGGGCGATCACGATGTTGAGCGATTTCCATGAGCCTGCGGCGGCGGCGGCGTCAAGCACTTCTCGGTTGATGTTCTTCCAGCGGACGATCAAGCTCAACACCAACGAAATGATGTACAGTAGAGCGAGCCGGGAGCCGGTTTTCAAGATGAACACGGGTAAGTCCAGTTGTTGTAGCCCGACAAGGTCGTAGAGTATGTCGAGCAAGTAGTTGGAGGCAGCGGTCATCAGGACTGGCCACACTGTGATGGCAACGAGGGCAGCTACTGGAGCTGGCAGTCCGATGATCCGCATGAATTTGGACACCGAGAAGATCGGTAGACGGGCGGTGGTATGGGGGGGGGGGAGAGGGGGGAGGTTGGCGCATACATGAGGGTTTTAGACAGCCACAAGTTTCGTGAGTCCGGGGTGGCACAGGATTACTATCAAACTTCCAGCAAGGAGCAGTATCAGAACGGAGAGCGAGTATCCCGCGACTCTCCAGCCCTAGGGGGCCCTTTGACTGTATATCCAATTCGCTTTAGCGGTCATGCTAGCTGGGTTGCTGTTTGATAGCCTGAGTTAAAACCTGCTGCGGCCATGCTTCGTTAGGGTCCACGCGTTTCCGAATGGGATCCCCCTGTCTCAGGCAGTTGACTTGCCAGATCGAGACAGACCACCTGACTTCAAGGTGGAACTTAGCCTGCGCTTTGCCGCTCACAGGTCCCTAGATCCCAGTACAGTGGTTCAGCTGCACTACCACAAGCAAATGTGGCTACGCTGCCGTTTACTCATGACGGCAGGACCTAGGTACAATTGCCGGTATCAAGTCGACAATTGT